AGTTAGGACTAGAGTCATTCTTTCATGTACCTAAATCTATAGCAAATCCTATAGTATACTTACCGACAGGACAACAGATAATGTTTTTCGGACTTGATGACCCCAATAAAGTTAAGTCCGTAAAACTTCCTTTTGGATATATTGGAATCACCTGGTTTGAGGAGTTAGACCAGTACTCAGGTGAAAAGGAAATTCGTAAAGTATTACAGTCTACAATGCGTGGCGGCGACAAGTTCTGGGACTTCAGAAGTTTCAACCCGCCCATAAGCAATATGAATTGGGCTAATCAGTATGCCATAGATGCCATGGGCAGACCAAATACATTGGTAATGAGCAACACATATTTAGATGTGCCGGTAGAGTGGTTGGGACAGGCATTTATAGATGAAGCAGAGGATTTGAAGCGCACAAATCCCAAAGCCTACGAACATGAGTATATGGGAGTGCCTGTAGGTACTGGCGGAAATGTGTTTGAGAATGTAGTGCCTATGTATATGCCAAACTCCATGATAATTCAGTTTGACCAAATATACAACGGCATAGACTGGGGTTGGTATCCTGATCCATTTGCGTTCACAAAAAGCCACTTTGATGCTAATCGTAGAGACCTATATATTTTCGCTGAATTCAGATGTAATAAAATGGGTAACCGGGAGACATATAATAAACTCTATAATGAGTTGTGGCTATTCGAACCTACGCCTGACGGGCAGTATAATGCGGAACACCCTCAACCCAGGCATTTCCTAAAGCCAGATGATATAGTTACAGCAGATAGTGCGGAGCCTAAATCAATCTCTGACTATAAATCCTTTGGCGGATATGGTTGTAGACCTGCAGAAAAGGGACCTGATAGCGTTGTATATTCTATGAAGTGGCTTCAGTCTCTTAATCATATCTATATAGACCCCAATAGGTGCCCGGAGACCTTGAAGGAGTTTGTAGAATATGAGTACGATAGAGATAAAGACGATGAGGTAATCAGTGGATATCCGGATTATAATAACCACAGCATAGACTCAGTAAGATATGCAACAGAGAGATTCTGGAAACGTAGAGGAAACTAATGAGTAGGTATGAGAACGCAGAACTTGGTATATATGCAGGTGTAGGTGAGTACGGAATACCACAGATTGAGCCTGTAAAAGTTATACCTGGCATCACACGATGGATTGAGTTCGATTACTGTCAGAGACTACGAAAAGATAGGAAAGACAGGCGTACTTTAGGTGTACACTTTTTTGAGCCTGATTATAAATTCGAACGTGCATGGACTTGTCCTGATAGATACGGTGAGATGCTACAAGAATTCGGTTGCTGTATGAGTCCTGACTTTTCTATGTTTATGGATTTTCCAAAGGCACTTTCTGTCTATAATCATTATAGAAAGCATTTTCTTGCCAGATATTGGCATGAGATGTATAATATAAGTGTGGTACCAACTATTGGTTGGTGTGGAAAAGATAGTTATGATTGGTGTTTTGACGGAGAGCCGGAAGGAAGTATCGTAGCAGTATCTAATGTAGGTTGTGCTATTAATAAAGAAGCAAAGTCTTTATTCGCTGAAGGTTATAAAGAAATGCTCATTAGATTACATCCAATAAAGGTACTTTTCTTTACAAGGAATTTTGAAGAATATCCAGGCCCCGTTCAGTATATTAAGTGGGATATACACAAAGGAGACCAACTGAATGGGTAGCAGAGGATTAAGTAGTACAGGTGCAAAAGTAAAACCAAAAGGTTGGAAACTAAATTCAAAAAATGCCAATAGATATAGCATTGAATTAGTATATAAACCTTCTTCTAAATTAACTAAGCAAGAATTAAACAAAATCCAAAAGAATTTGGATTCTTCTTTAGATACAATAAATACAATGGCAGAACTGTTAGGTTTACATACAGATTTTATTCCTTCAGTGTTGATGTCTTACGGAAAATTTAATGATGCTTATGGAAACTGTAGGCTTGCTTTGAGTGATAAGTACGATGCTGAAATAAATCTGTTTCAGAAATGTATCTTAGGAGAATCACTTGATAGCGCGGCTCATGAGATGGTACATGGTTTAGAGGCTATGTTCATAAAGCGTAATATCACAAACGTCATGGATCGAGTGAATGCTTGGACGGATCACATCTATTCTGAAACCATTGTAAGGAACGCATTAATTGCCGAAAAATTGCAGAGTAGTAAAGAAAGTGGTCTTAATTTTACTGCGTGGCATACTGCGGCACATACAATATATCGTACATCTGAAGAGCAAAAAGGTATATATGTGTATGCACAAAGAGGACCTCATGAAACACTTACTACATCCGTACAAATGGTTATGCGTTATGGTGATAATGCTTCTCCATTTGCGAAAGCAGTAGTAAAGGAATTAAGACGTGAGTATCAAAGGCAATATAGAAAACATAAAAAATCAAAATAAGGAGAAAAGTGTATGAATAGTGATGAATATGTTAAAAAGCGTTTAGCGGAAAAGAAAAAGAATAATCCTAAAGAGTATGAAAGAGTTGGTAGAAGTAAACCATCATTTGTGGAGAATAAGAAGAGCAAAAAGAAAAAATAAGGAGAATCATAATGTTCTCAGATGTTGTTAAGAAAGTAAAAGGAGCATTTAGAAAAATGATTAAGCCTAAAACAATCGGTGATATACTTAGGGTTAAGCCTAGTGTATCGAATGAAATGTACAATGCGATACAGTTGTGGTCTAGGATGTATGAAAATAAAGCGCCTTGGTTGAGAGAGCCAACAAAAGAATCACCCGTTCGTGTCGTGTCTTTAGGTCTACCTGCACTTATCGCAAGTGAAAAAGCAAGAATGGCTACTCTTGAAATGGAGGCTGAAATTAATGCTCCTATGGAAGAGATTGAAGAGCCTAATCCTGATTATATACCTCCGGGAGTAGATGAGTTTGGTAATACTACACTAGGTCAAGGCACAATGACAATTAAGAAAAATGTGCCTAAGGGAAATACTGAGAGAGCAGATTATTTAGCAGACCAGTTTGAGAAAGTTAAAAAGCAAATTCGTAGGCAACTTGAATATGGAATTGCTAAGGGTGGTATAGTAATTAAACCATATCCCGTATTTGATGCCAATTTTAAAAATTCAGAAGCCTCAGCAAAGACTGTTATTTCGAATTCAATTGAGGATAAAGATAAGAAAGATTATCATGCTCAGTTAGAGTTCGAATATGTTCAGGCAGATGGTTTTTATCCTTTAGCATTTAATGCAAGTGGTAAAATGACAGAGGCTGCCTTTCTTGAAAGAAAGATAGATAAAGATACTGTCTATAGTAGGGTTGAGTATCATAAACTTGAAGGCAAGTATTGTACAGTAATGAACTACGCTTTCAAATCAACTAATATTGATGGCTCTCATAATTATGGTAGTACTATCAGTGAAACTGAACTTGGCACGCCCATTAAATTGAGTGAAGTACCTGAATGGGCTGGTATGGAAGAAAAGACAGTACTTGGTCCTGTAGATAGAGTACTCTTTGCGTATTTTAAGATGCCTGAGGCAAATACAATTGATACATACTCACCGCTTGGTGTATCTGGCTATAGTAGAGTAGTCAGTCTCATCAAGGATGCCGATATGCAGTATTCACGAATGCTTTGGGAGTTTGAAGGCGGTGAACTTGCAATTGATATTGACCGAGATGCTCTTAAACTTGTGCAAGATGCCGAAGGAAATGATATTACAAAAATACCCATTTCTCAGGAAAGGCTCTTCCGTAAGATAGACCTTAACTCAGAAGAAACTTACAATGTATTCAGTCCTGCTTTAAGAGACCAGTCCTTACTCAATGGACTTAATACGATTCTTGTTCGTATCGAAGATTGTACTGGAATGAGTAGAGGTACAATCTCGAACACACCTCTGAATGAAGCAAAGACCGCTACAGAGTTAAAGATTCTTAGACAGAGAAGTTATTCAACCAATGCCGATATTCAGCAGGCACTTGAAGATACGCTTAAGGACGTTGTTTATATAATGGATGCCTATTGTTCATTATATGAAATCACGCCCGAAGGTGAATATGAATGTTCATTCGAATGGGATGATTCAATTCTTGTAGATATAGAGACAGAACTCTCCAAGAGATTAACTCTTATGCAGAACGGTCTTGCATCTAAACTTGAAACAAGAATGTGGTACTTCAATGAGACTGAGAATCAGGCTAAAGCGGCTTTACAGAAAATTGAAGATGAAGCCCGTAGAGCAATTGAGACCAATATGATGGCACAGTCTCAGTTAGGTGAAGAAGCGCAGAATCAGAAACCTGGCACATTCACACCTGAAAATCTTTCAAATCCTACAGCCGGCGTAAAGGCTACAAATGAGCAGAAAGTTAAGAATATGCCTAAGCCGAATGAGCAGGAAGACGAGAGTAAATGAAGTACATAATAATGTGTGGTGGTTGGGCTTGTAATGCTGACAAGCCCAAACATTTTTTTGAATATTGTAATGAGCCAATAATCGTTCGAACAATAAGGTTACTTAAAGAGTGCGGAGTTGTAGACATAGCAATAACAACATCTCCCAATAAAGTAAACAAGTTCAGTAATTTAGGCGTAGAAGTAATTCCATATGAATCAAATAATATACCATTTATATGGTTAGATGCATTTTATCCTACTTCTGAACCTGTTTGCTACATATTTGGGGATGTTGTCTTTTCTTATGAGGCGATTAAAACTATCGTAAATAAAGAAACGGACGATATAGAATTCTTTGCAAGTGCACCACCGTTCTCTAACAAATATCCGAAAACCTATGCGGAACCATTTGCATTTAAGGTTGTCAATCAGAAACGATTTAGAGAGTGCATAGATATAGCCAATGATTATGATAGACAGAGAATTTGGCAAAGACAACCCATAGCGTGGGAGTTGTGGCAAGTAATAAAGCACACACAGCCTAATATAATAGTATATACCAATTATACTGTTATAAATGATTATACTTGCGATATTGATTATGAATATGAGATGAGGCAATGGAGAAATATCTAATACATACTTGTCGAGATAGATTATGGTATGTCAATGAGTATTTGATACCATCAATGCAAGAGCAAGGTATTAATAATATACTTGTGTATGAAGATAAAAGACAAGAAGGCCAATTAGTGTCGTTAATGAAGAGCCATGAACTTATAGGTGATGCAGATGTGTGGCATTTACAAGATGACATAATTATAAGTAAAAACTTCAGGCGAATGACTGAAACTTATAATGACGGCATAGTTTGTGGCTTTTGTAACAGTTATTCGGATGGTAAACCTGGTTATGTGAATATGTCAGATATGTGGTATTCAATGCTATGTATAAGAATACCAGGTAATATATTTGAGCAATTCATGAAGTGGTTGGATAAATCAGAAACAAGGCAAGAATATAGGCCATACTTTTTAGACAATAAACATGACGATGCTTTTTTGAAGATATTCCTAGATAGGTTTTATAGCGATACTAAAGTATATAATTTAGCACCTAACATAGTCAATCATATAGACCATTTAATAGGCGGGTCAGTGCTTAATAAGGATAGAGATAAGACAACATCTGAATTGATGGCTACGTATTGGGAAGAGCCAGAGTTGCTGGCAGACATAGAAACAAGATTGCGAAAATAGATGGCCATTTGGTATTGACAATCTTGGTATATGTTGTATAATTATTATTGAGAAGTAAGGTTGTGGCCAGACAACATTTAAAAACTGGCGCATTCAGCGGAATCTGTAATCCGCAATTATAAATAACAGATATAAAGAATGTGGAGGTAGTTATGACAATCAAAGAAGTATTTGATAAGGCAGAAAATGGAACTCTCACTTACGACCAGTTTACGGAATTAACTAAAGATGCTAAATTCGCGGACTTGGCAACTGGTGATTATGTTTCAAAAAAGAAGTTTGATGATGAACTCGCAAACAAGGATAATCAGATTCAGACTTTGAATGGAACACTCAAAGACCGTGACAAAGATTTAGAAACTCTTAAAACTCAACTTGTGGATGCAGGCACTGATGCAGAAAAACTTACAGCACTTAATGATGATTTCACCAAATTGCAGGGTAAGTACGATGCAGATGTAAAAGCATACAAGGAACAGTTGAAGAAGCAGGCATACGATTTCGCAGTAAAGGAATTTGCCAATACTAAAGAATTCACAAGTGGTGCCGCAAAGAGGGACTATATCGACCAGTTACGTAAAGCAGAACTTAAGATGGACGGTGACAAGATTCTTGGCGCTGAAGATTTTACAACAAAGTATATGGAAGAAAATGCCGATGCATTTGTTATAAAATCTGAACCTGCTCCTGAACCCGCAAAACACGAACCTCCTAAGTTTGTTAGTCCTACGGGTGGAACAGAGCCTGCAAAGCCCTCATTGTCAGAACTCATGAGAATGAAAAACGAAAATCCGGAGGCTGTTATTAGTCTCTAATAAGAACAAAGGAGAAAATTAAAAATGGCACAGTATTTTGATGCGAAAATTTTTAATGGTGAAGTATTCAAACAGTATGTTGACAGAGTACCGAACACCAAACTTAATGAATTACTTAAGTCCAGAGCAATCGTATCTCGTCAGGACTTAGCATCCACGATGTCTGACCAGGTTGGTGGTAACTATGTAACCACACCTTTGAAAGGTCTCATCAGTGGCGCAGTACCGGTAAACTACGATGGCGTTACGAACATTACATCCAACAGCACACAGACCTTCTCTCATTCGAGAGTTGTTGTAGGTCGTGCAAATGCTTGGACTGAGAAAGACTTCTCTTATGATATCACCGGTGGTGTTGACTTCATGGAGAACGTTGCACAGCAGTTAGCAGAGTATTGGGATGAAATCGACCAGGATATCCTCATTTCTATAATGAAAGGTATCTTCTCGATGGCAGATACAGAAGGCGCTAAATTCGTTGATACCCATACATCTAATATCGTAGCGGTTCAGAACAGCGAAGGTGTTACAGGACACATGGATGCTACATCTCTTAACACCGCTATTCAGAAGGCTTGTGGAGACCACAAGGGTAAATTCTCTCTTGCACTTATGCACTCCGCAGTAGCAACGAACCTTGAGAACCTCAAGATTCTTGTTTACTTAAAGTACAACGATGCAAACGGTATGCAGAGAGATGCCGCTCTTGCAACTCTTAATGGACGCCTTGTACTTGTAGATGATAGTATGCCCGTTGAGTATCCTAACGCTACATATGCAAAGACCTCTGATGTTGAAATCGTAGACGGCAAGACATACTACACCAGAACTGGTACCTCAGGTCATTACGTATACACACCTGTTGCTAATCCCGTAGTTGCAGATATCGGTTCTTACTATGAGATTACAGACCTCGGTGCGGCACAGTACACGACATTCATTCTTGGTGATGGATCTATCGAGTACACGAACTGTGGTGCAAAAGTTCCTTACGAAATGGATAGAAATCCTTCTGTTAACGGTGGTGAAGATACCCTTTACTCTCGTCAGAGAAAGTGCTGGGCACCTTATGGTATTTCCTTCACAAAGGCTTATATGTCCACTCTTTCACCTACTAACGCAGAATTGGAAGATGGTCGAAATTGGGAACTTGTAAACACAGGCGGAACCAACAAGAAGTATATCTCTTCTAAGGCAATCCCGATTGCAAGAATTATATCCCTTGGCTAATCATTATTTCAGGAAGGTGGTGTAGACTAT